AATAGTTTGGAGAAAGCGGAATACCAGAATCGAACTGGTGACGAAAGGTTGGAAACCTTTAGTTTTGCCTCTAAACTAATTCCGCGAGCGACTCAGATAGGACTTGAACCTATGACCGACTGCTTAGAAGGCAGTTGCTCTATCCAGCTGAGCTACTGAGTCATATCTTTTTAACTTTGCCAATGATAATGGTAAAAGTTTCCTCTACGATCACACATAGGATCTTCTGCAACTACACGATAGGGCAACATACGTTGTCCTTTGAAACTAGTTCGATCACCAATAATCGAATATGCTTCCAGAAGTTTGTTTGTGTTTTTTAACCTAGCAATAACACTAGGTTTAGCAGATGGACGACGGTAAAAGAAACCTTCGTATTGACCAGGAGCATAAACTACATCGGCAACATTATTAGGAAATACAGGAGAGTTAACCCTGTTAAGGATAGAAACTGCAACGCAGTATTCATCATTAGTTCCAGTTGCTGCCTCAACCTGCACTGCTCGCGCAAGATGATCGTAGTCAACGGCACTAAGTGCCAGGATTGTTTCCAAAATCAAAATAATCTTTCCTGTAGTAACGTCCTAGGATATTGCTATTATAGTAGGTAGGCGTCCCATTGTCAAGTGCCTCAGTCAGAACATTGTTGATGAAGAGTTGGCGNGTCTCTTCAAAGTTTACACGGCCGGGAGTGGTGTGTAAGGATATGATTTCTCTAGCAAAAGATTCCCGTCCATATTGCTTAACATCTTCTGTAAGTTCTGGACAACTTCCATAGTACTTTTTCCAGTTACTCTCACTTGTAACTCTTCGCCGCTTGCCAGTATTAGAACTAATTCTAGGCTTTCGTTTCTGCCAGAAGTATTTTCTACCGATATAGGAACGGTTCGTGGTGCTACAGGTAATTTTGTAAACAAAACCATAGTTGTCCCCAATAAGACTCCCGTNAAAGACGCTGCCACGATAGATCCAGGGATTGGGGTACTCAGGGTACTCTTGAGTTTCTTCCACATGTTCATAATGTTCTTTCCTTATTTATTAGGTGGTTCCTCATGAAACCACCAATCATCAATTTGCTTTGCTTCTATCTTTTTTCTGATTTTAGAGTTTAAAACCAGAGAAAGTATCTTTCTTAACATCTTGTTTAATTCCACCTACAACGTAAGACTCAACTTCCGTTTCTTGTGGAGCAACTTGAAGACCTTTAGAAGAGATCCAATGCTGTGTCCAGGGAAGAGGATTATTTTTAGCAGCAATATCATAAACAGGTTTAAGTCCAATCGCTTTCATACGACGATTAGCAATCCACTCAACATACTGTTTGAGTAAAGCATCATTCAAACCAATCATACTGCCATCTCTGAATAGATGGTCTGCCCATCTCTTCTCTTCGTTTACAGCACGATCAAACATTGCATAAGTCCACTCTTCTTCTTCCTTCATGATTTGCTTCATTTCAGGATCATCTCCTGCTTTCCACTTATTCAGAATGTTCTGAGTGATCGCCAAGTGTTGATTCTCGTCTCTTGCAATAAGGGAGATAATTTTTGCTGAACCTTCCATAAGTTTGAGTTCACCGAAGGCGAAACTACAAGCAAAAGAAACATAAAAACGAATACCTTCCAGTATGTTGACATTCGCAACTGCTCTGTAAAGTTTACGTTTGACCTCTTTGATTTCCCATTGTGCAGATGGTGAATCTTTGAAGTCAGACTGCCACATATTACCATTGCCCCATGTTTGGGCATTATTAATAAAGTCATCATATGACTCCGTAACACTTCTAGCGCGTTCTAGAATGCGTTCGTCAGAGATAATATGATCAAATACATCACTGGGGTCAGAATAGATATTTTTGATGATGTAAGTATAGGAGCGACTATGGATCATTTCCATAAATCCCCATACTTCCATACATGCTTCTAGTTCAGGCAGAGAACAGTATGGAATGAATGCCATACCAGGACCACGACCCTGAATAGAATCTAGCATGATCTGATACTTCAGGTTAGAAGTATAGATGTGCTTTTGCTCTGGACGAAGCAGTTGATAATCACCACGGTCTTTCTGTAGAGACACTTCTTCAGGTCTCCAGAAGTATCCAAGTTGCTGTGTAGTTAGTTTTTCAAAGATAGGATACTTGTATGAATCATACCTTTGAATGCCCAAAGGAGCACCAAAAAACATTGGTTGCTTCTTTGTGTCGTGAGGGTTGGTATTAAATACCGTCATTCCCTTCACTGTATCTGCGGTCTCCTTAGGTTCACCGCTGTATCCTCCACTGAGTTTAAACTGCACAGGATTCACACTCTCCCTCCTCGGCTTGTTCTAGTTGACTTAATATGGTTTCAAGTTCAGACTTATCCTCTTCCACCTCATCAGTCTTGATGTCGTAGGTGTTTTGATAGTATGAAGTCTTCCATCCATACTTATATGTAGTCAGAAGATCATTTGCCATGACGGAAACTGGGACCTCATTGTCTGGATAGTTCTCTGGATTGTAACTCCAGTTACCAGAAATTGCCTGGTCAAAGAACTTCTGCATCACAGCAACAATATTAATGTAACCTGTGTTATCAGGCATCTCCCATAGCAATGTATAGTTCTGCTTCAATGATGAGTACTGAGGAACAATTTGCTTAAGGGGTCCTTTCTTTGATTTTTTAATGGACAAGAATCCTCTAGGTGGTTCAATTCCATTTGTTGCGTTTGACACAACGGAACTGCTCTCCGAAGGCATCTGTGCGGACAGTGTGCTGTGTCGGAGTCCGTACTTAACAATAGATGCCCTAAGACCATCCCAATCATGCGCCAGCTCCTGTGTAATAAGGTCATCAACTTCCTTCTTATATGTATCAATTGGCAGGATTCCTTCAGAATACTTAGTACGTCCAAAGTATTCACAATGTCCTTTCTCTTCCGCAATACGATTAGAGGATTTTAGTAAGTAATATTGGAATGATTCGGAGAGTCCATGAACAGCATCCCATGCCTCCTGAGACCCGTAAGAGAACCCTAGTTTGGCAAGGTAATGGGCAAGACCAATGAATCCTACTCCAAGCGATCTCCGTGCCTTTGTAGCGATTTCTGCTGCCCGTACAGGATACTCCTGATAATCAATCAACTCTTCTAGTCCACGCACTGAAAGATCACAAAGATCTTCAAGTTCTTCATCGGAACGAATTTTACCTACATTAACAGCAGACAAAATACACAGAGCAATCTCACCAGGCATCTCTTCATCAATATGATTCAGAGGATCTGTTGGAAGAGTAATCTCTTGGCAGAGGTTACTCATATTTACTTTGTCCTTAAAGGATGAGTGACTGTTGCAGTGATCGATATTCATCAAATACAAACGACCAGTCTCTGCTCTCTCCTTCAGAATATCCAGAATGAGTTCTTGTGCGCCGACAGTCTTTCTTGGAACAGACTCATCTCGTTCAAACCCCACATATAGATCATCGAACCTGTCAGTACCAAAGGAATCATACAGACCCGGTACGTCATTCGGTGAGAACAAGCTAATTTCTCCATTCTGGATGAAACGCTCGTAGAAAATCTTTGATAGTTGGATTGAGTAGTCAAGTTTCCTCACTCGGTTATCTTCTGTTCCCTTATTATTCTTAAGAACAATAATGTCTTCTATTTCTTGGTGCCAGATTGGGAAGTGGACGGTTGCTGATCCACCACGGATTCCATTTTGCGTACAGCATCGTACAGTTGATTCAAACTTTTTAAGGAAAGGAATAACACCTGTGTGCTGAACTTCTCCTCCACGGATTTTGCTGTTGATTCCGCGAATCCTTCCAGCGTTGATGCCGATTCCAGCCCTTTGCGCCACATAACGGCCAATGGCCATGTCAGAAGTAAAAATACTATCCAAGGTGTCGTCAACATCAACAAGAACGCAAGACGCGAACTGGCGTAAAGGAGTTCTGACTCCTGCCATAATTGGTGTTGGGATGTTGAGTCTGTGCCTGGAGATGGCGTCATAATACCTTTTTACATAAGACAATCTAGTTGCCTTAGGGTAGTCTCGGAAAATAGTCAACGCGATCATGATATACATGAACTGCGGTGTTTCGTAGACTTTGCCTGTGCTTCTGTCTTGTACTAGGTATTTATCCACAACCTGCCGCAATCCGGCATAGGTGAACATAAAATCTCTATCATGATCTACGAAAGTCTCCGCTTTCATAATCTCTTCTAAAGAATACTTTACAAAGATATCTTTATCATAGATATTATCATAAGCCAGTTTAGTAATATGATTTACTAGATCCGGCAACTCATGCATCTTACCAAACAACTGCTTTCGCAAAGAAAATAGTAGAAGTCTAGCAGCAACGAATTGATAGTTAGGATGCTCTAGATCAATAAGGTCAGAAGCACTCTTAATCAAAATCTCTTGAATTTCTGCTGTAGTAATACCATCATAAAATTGAATACCAGAGGTCATCTCAACTTGACTCGCAGAGACCCCTGCAAGACCTATGGTTGCCTCTTCAACCATTGTATGCATCTTATCAAGGTCAAGCTTCTCAATCTGACCATCTCTCTTCGTAACCTTTAAACCGTTGCTCATTTCTTCTTCCAAGTAGTAAATTTGAGTTTTGCTTCTAGTCCACTGTAGACATTAGATTCTACAATCTTTTTCACATTTAGTCCATTGAGAACCATATCATTAATATCCTTCTCTCGGATATTAGATGGCCATATCACTACGGAGTCGCCTCTATCGATAGTGCGTCCGATACGCCCGACGATTTCACTGTTTCTTGGTTCGTTATCATAGACCCAAACAGGATTGCTAATCCCCCAGTTACTAATATCAAGATCAGCTCCGCACATAGCAATCGCATTTGGAATGAATGTGCTGTCGAATGGTCCTTCTGTAATGAAGACTGGAGTATCTCTTTTGATTTTATCAAGTCCATAGATTTTTGGTTCATCATCGCCCATCATTATGGTTAAGTATTTAATAGGGTTTGTAGAGAGTGCTCTGCCCTGAACCCCAATAAGTTTTCCTTCTCTAATAAGAGGAATAACAATTCTTTTTTCTCCAAACTTTACACTATCAAAAGTATCAGGTTTGATTGTGTTTATAAACTCTTTAAAGTTTTCAGCATAATAAAACTCCCCACTAAAGATTGCTCTTGACTCTAGATATACCTTCGATTCCTGCACCTCAAAGGCGTTGGGTAAATCAATCTTTACCTTGGTATCAAAAGAT